TTGACCAAAACGATGGTAATTTTAAAGCGGGCGGCACGCAATGCCGTATTTTAAAAACACCGGCAAGAGAATTTGGTGATGATGTGAGTGGCGTTGAGGTTGCAATTTACGTTGCGAATTATTCAGTTAGCTAAACTATAAAACTTAAAAAAGAGGGGTAAACAAACATGGCGAAAAAAGAAACGGTTAAAGATTTTACTAGTAAAAGCGGTGTGAAATACAAATTTCAAAAGGTTACGCCAATTGCATGGTTAGAATTAATGGATGATGCAGAGGTTAATGGAGCGCCAAAACGCGCGAAACTTTATCCAGCGGTGTTGGAAAATGTAGTAGTTCAACCACAAGTAACAGTAAATGATTTTGAAGATATGGCGGAATTGGACGAGGTTGTGACAGCGGCTATCCGATTTCAATCAGGAAAATAATGAATTATTAAGGCTCGCCTCCATTGCCGATGTTGGCGGGCCTTTTATAATAAAAGCCAAGAAGTATTGGTGGGCATACCAAATAGCCTTTGAGTTTCATTTATCCCCGCTAGAGGTCAAGAAATGGGCAGCAGAGGATATTTTAGAGGCGTTAGCGGCTATTGGGTTAGCTAATAAAAATATGCCTAAAACGCCGAGTTAAAGGGGTGAGGTAATGAGCGAAGTTTTAAATGACTTAGTTGTAAGTATAGAATTTGATGCACCTATTGCAGAGATAATGCAAGTAAGCAACGCAATGGATGAAATATGGGATCAAGCACACCAAGCGGCCCATGCTATTGATGATGTGAGCGATGAATTGCATCAAATGGGGGGTTCTGCAATAGCGGCGGCAGCCGTTTCAGATACCGCTTTGCAATCTATTGGAAGTTCTGCAAATGGAGCAAGTGGCGGAGTTAATATGTTAAGTTTGTCATTTGACTTTTTAAGTTGGAAGGTTATAGGATTCGGTGCATTATGGACAGGCATAGCAGCCGCAGCAGTAGCAGCCGGAGCGCCATTATTATTGTTGATTGGTGGTTTAGCCGCCTCATTAGCCGCAGCCGGTGCCGGTGTTGTTGCATTCGGTGCCGTTTCCGCCGGTATATTTGGCGGGATGATAAAAGATCAACAGGCAATTAAAAAGCTACAAGATGAAATTGCTAAAACGGACGATCCAAAGAAAAAGGCAAAACTACAAAAACAGTTAGCCGAGGCCTGGAAAAGTGTAAGTAAAGAAGAACGCGGGGCATTAAAGGCGTTGGATAGTTTTAAATCCTTTTGGGGTAATTTTACTAAGCAATTTGAAAAACCGGTATTTAGTGCATTCGCAAAAGGTTTAGACGCTGCAAAAGGCATTTTAAAAGGTTTAGCGCCTACCATTTCGACTGTTGGCGGCGTTGTTAATAAATTGATGGGCGAATTTAACAACGCATTAAACGGCGGAGCCATGAAAGGGTTTTTCGATTGGTTATCCTCTAATGCATCCGGGGCACTTTATAATTTTGCTCATATATTTGGGAATGTTCTTGAAGGTGTATTTAGTTTAATCCAGGCATTCGCACCATACGGCGCACAAATGGAAGAAGGTATATTAGGCTTAACCAATCGATTCAAGGAATGGGCGGCAAGTTTTGGGCAATCGCAAGGTTTTCAAACGTTTGTCGAGTATGCAAAAACAAACGGACCGATTTTATTAGATACCATTAGCAATGTATGGGATATATTCAAAAAGCTAGTTGGTGATTTAGCGCCATTAGGAACAACGGTTTTAGATGGCCTATCATCTTTTACCGGTTATATCAATGACAATTGGCCCGCTATTCGTGAAACGGCAATTGCATTAGGCGCAGGGATAGCAACGATAGGTGCAGCATTGGTAGCAATGCAAATTGTTGGGGCGATCACTAAATTATTGTATGGGTTCCGTGTGGTAATTGGATTAGTAACAGGAGCGCAATGGGCCTGGAATGTTGCTATGGACGCAAACCCTATTGGCCTTATTATTATCGCTATTGGCGCACTAGTTGCCGCCGGTGTTTACCTCTATCGAAATTGGGATACAGTTAAAGAAAAATTCGCCGGTATTTGGGATGGGATCAAAAGCGCGGCAGTAACGGCAATAAATTTCATCATCGGTAAATTAAACGGCTTTATCGGTGTTGTGAATACGGTTCTTAGTGGTATTAATAAGATAGCCGGTACTAATTTGCACGTTCCCACAATTTCAAAAGTACCGAAACCATTAGCGCACACCGTTACTAATAAAAATGATACAGGTACAAGAATAGGCCGATATGCTACCGGTTTAGAACGTGTGCCTTATGATGAATTTCCAAGTATTCTTCATAAAGATGAGGCTGTTTTAACGGCTAAACAATCCAATGTGCTAAGAGAAGCGGGTATGTTAACAAGTGCCGGAGCAGACAGGCCGCAGCTAAATATGCCGGATGCAGTAAAACACATAGTGACGAACAAACCACAATTAAGCAAGTCGCAAGGGAAAATTGCAAGAAGTAACAGTTATTCAAACAAGCAAACAACCTTTGCACCTCAATACAATATAACCATCAAAGGCGGCGGGGATAGTAAACAAACCGCAAATGAGGTTAGAAAAGTAGTAAGGGAAGAAAATGAACGGCTTTGGGGTCGAATGGCTGCTAAATTTGATTAAAGGGGGTTAGGTTATGCCGAAATTGGGGAGCGTTGTTTTAAACGTTGTTTATTCAGAGACAAAGGATAAAAGCGTTGATACAACAGATAGGCCAGTTGAAGATGGTTGGAAGGTATCGGACCATGTACAGAAAGATCCAGTAACGTTAAAGATAACCGGAGTTTGCAACGGCTCAACAGCATCGGATCGTTTAAGAAAATTAGAATCATATATGAACGCCGGAACGCGCCTTACCTATGTAGGGCGGCGGTCCTTTGCTAATTGCGTGATTACGGATATAAGCACGCCAAAAGATACCGATACAAGCGGCAAAGAATATAAATTCGATATTACCCTAAAACAAATTAGAGTAGTTGAAACAAAGGTTTATAAGCAGAAAAAGGCGAAAAAGAAAACAACCGCCGGAAAAAAACAACCGGTAAAAAAGAACAATTCAAAACGTACTTATACAGTGAAAAAAGGCGATGTATTAAGTAAAATTGCACAAAAATATTATGGTCATAGTTCTTATAGTTATTACATGAAAATATACAACGCCAATAAAAAGACAATCGGGAGCAATCCGAACGCGCTTAAACCCGGAATGAAATTGATAATCCCATAAGAAAGGGGTGCTATTATGATTTATTTGCCAATCGAAAAAGACTTAATTCCTTATCAATTTTTGGCCGACATAGCGGACGAGGAATTTTTATTTGATGTAAATTACAATGAGCGGTTTGATTTCTTTACGATTGATGTTTATAAAGATGATGAACCGATTGTTTTAGGCGAAAAAGTTGTTTATGGACGAGCATTATTTTCCACTAGTCCGAATGAGGATAAGCTGCCGCAATATCCTATAATTCCATTTGATGAAGCGGGAAAAGAAACTCGCGTTGGTTGGGATAATTTCGGCGTTAGTGTGTTTTTGTTTATAGGTGATCCGAATGAGTAATTTTTGGGGGCGTAAAGTCGAGTTTATCACCGGCAATAGGAAGATAACCAATGATTTAGATATTGAGTTTGATATTCCTTTTGATGATGGGCCGGAAATAAACATTGCAGAGGTTAAAATATACAACCTTTCAAGCAATACCATTAATGATATAAAAAACAAAGCCGATGTAACGATTAATGCCGGATATACAGGCGATATAGGAGTTATATTGACCGGCATTATAAAAAGTGTGAAAACTGTATGGGAGGGAGTGGACAAGGTTACAACGGTTACCATTTCCGATTCAAACGATAGTTGGTTAACAAAGGATTTCAACAAAACTTATAAAAAAGACATTACCGCCAAGCAAATTTTGACGGATCTTATAAAAGCGTCCGGTCTGAAATTAGGAAAATTAAGTTTGCCAACAAACAAAATTTACAAAGGTGGTAAAACAGTTAAAGATAAGATAGGGAAAGCCATCGCGGACATTGTGCCGGATTGTAACGCGAAAATGCACATTACCCGAAAAACAATCTATATATCCGGGCGCAATGAAGGAACGGAAACGAGCATTTTGATTGATAAAGAAAGCGGACTAATAGAAACGCCGGAACCATTCTCAAAAGAGGAACAGTACAAAGTTAATAAAACCGTTGTGAGTAATGTTAAAAAAGGGAATAAAACTGTTAAGAAGATTGAAACCAAAGAAGAAAATAAAACTAGGAAATTAAGCGGTTATAAGGTAAAAATGTTATTGAATTACCGAATAAAAACAGATTCAATAATTCATATCGCCTCAAAAACCGCAAACGGCAAATTTAGAGTAGCAAGCGGAACGCATAACGGAAGTGAATTTATTACAGAAGTGGAGGTTTATCCACTATGAAAAATGCTAATGATTTTTTCAACAAATTCCAAGGTAGTATGTTGAATGGAATTAACACTTGTTTAATCGGGCAAATTGAAAATTTTGACGCTGCGGAATTAAGGGCCGATGTTGTTTTATTGCCGGATCAAGATTTAATTATCAATGTACCGGTAGGGATTCCCCAAACATCGGATTTTTATATTAGGATGCCATATCAACCGGGCGATTTTGTTTTAGTTTTATTCGCTCAAAAGGATTTAGATGGTATTTTATACGGCGGGGATGCAACGCCGAGCCAAAGACAATTTAGTTTAGATGATGCAGTAGTTATTTGCGGTATTAATCTTTTTATTGATAATCCTTTGCCGTCTACAAACGCAAACGATTTAGTTATTGGCAAGAAAAACAATAATGTGAATATCGTTATGCGGTCCGACAATAACGATATAGAGGTTAAATGCAATCAATTTAAGGTGAATGGGAGGGTTATATAATGATTAACTTTAAATTGGTTGATGGCGATTTAGTTTTAGATGCTCAAAAAAACATTCCGATGGTTAGTGATGATGATGAATTGCTGCAATGCGTTGAGGAAATTTTAAGGACCAATGCGGGGGAGTGGTTTTTAAATGATTCAATCGGGTTTGCTAGGTTTGAAGTATTGGGCAGCAAATTCAATGAAGATACCGCCATAAATTCATTAACAGAAGCTGTTTTGCAAGAACCGAGAATTGACAGCGTGGAAAATATAACGGTTGATTTTGATAGAAAAACTCGAAAAATGTCAGTAACATTTGAGATAATGAAAGTAACAGGCGAAACTTTAATAGGGGAGGTTGAAATTTAATGCCATTAACCGCCGAAGGATTCCAAAGAAAACTATATGATGATTATTTAGAAGAAATGGAACAAAAGGCCATTGAATTATTCGGGGATGATGTTAATTTATCTGAAAATGGTCCAATGGGCAAATGGATTAGAATGTTGGCATTTGCAAGAGCGGAGGAAAATGAATTAGCAGAACAGGTTTATTTATCCGGTCATGTGGACCATGCAGAGGGGATAAACTTAGATTATGCCGTTAAAGGGGTTGGGATGTACCGGCAACAAGGAATAAAAGCAACTGTACCAATAAGTATTACAGTTGATGCCGGTTCAACCATTCCGAGTGGTACAATTTTTTCAACCATTGATGGAATTGAATTTCAAACAACCGCTAGTTTAACAGATTCAGATAATGACGGTTTAATTTCAACAACAGCAGAGGCAGCGGAAGTAGGAGTATCCGGAAACATCGCCGCAGGAACATTAACGGTTATTGTCACACCGGCGGTAGGTCTACTATCCGTTACCAATCCAACACCAGGAGTAGGCGGGCAGGATCCGGAAACAGACAAAGAATTAAGGGATAGACACGCAAGCATAGGCGCTAACGGTTTATCATCAACGATTAATGGGATCCGTTCCGTAATCTTAAACGATGTTCCTGCTGTTTCATCCGTTGTAATTGTAGAGAACGCAACAAACGCAACAGACGGCAGCGGCAGAC